GCGTACACTAACTTCTCCCAGCACTTCTTTTCCTACGCTGAGTCCGCCTTGGACTGGCATGGTGGTAACAAGTGTGGGTGGATTCCCTCTAAAGAACGAGATAGCCTGAAGGGTGTCGATCCAATAGCGTATGCTAACGCAAGCAAGGTTAAACTATCTCGTAATTTGTTTGGTCTTGTTACAATCGCCGATGCTAAGACACTCGACGGTAAGTCTGTCGAGGTAAAGGATCTACCTTTCCGTCTCCGTCTTGGCCCATCTAACTTCTTTGAGATCTCTGAGGTTATCAAGAAGATGATGCGGCAAAGTTGCCCACCTATGAATTTCCCGGTTAAGCTGAACTACCGGCTTGATAAACGTGGTTCTAACAAGTATATTGTACTGTCCTACGAGCCGATCATGGCTAAGAGGTATCCTCTTGGTGTTCTTGGTGCAGAGACGTTAAAAAACTTCCAAGATCTCATCAAAAATGATGACGAGCGAGTTGTAGATAAGATGCGAGCGAATATGGTCACAAAAATGGAGGACGGCTTTAGTGATGTAACGGACTCTGGAGAGTGAGTAAGCTCGCCCAAACTATGTCTTCGTACCTAGCGAGCAGCCCTAAAATACCAGATGATATCATTTTTCGGGCAAGTCAGATGTTCAACGGGAAGTTGAGTAAGTTTAACTGGGACGGTAGGAAAAGAGGAGGCCGTCCCTCGCTATCTCAAGTAGGTAAGCCATTCTGTCAGTTACATGCTGAAAAACTAGGATGGGAGAAGGCAGGAGAGTCAGATACCTTTAAAGTTAAGATGCTATACGGTGATATGACAGAAGTCATCGCTGTAGCCATGCTCTTATCAGCCGGGGTGGAAATACCGGAGCTTAACATGCGAGTTCGTATGCCAGTTGCAGAAGGGATAGAACTATCTGGCGAACTCGACTTGATAATTAAGGATGGTAACACGTACTCGGTTTGGGACATCAAGAGTGCCTCTAAGTTTGCTTTTGAGAAAAAGTTTGCATCTTACAACGCACTAAAAGATAATGATGACTTCGGTTATCTGCCGCAGTTGTTTGGATACACACAAGCTGTAGAGGAGCAGTATCCCGGCGTTAAGGCTGGGGGTTGGATTGCGATCAGTAAGGAAACAGGTGAACTAAAGATTGTTGAAGCTGATCCAGATGACCAAGAGAAATACGTAACAGGTATCAAGGATGTTATCTTAAAACTTGAGGACGCAGACGAGACTAACTTTAAACGCAGCTTTGAGGACGAACCGGAAACCTTCTACAAGAAGCTAACAGGTAACCGTAAGTTGAAAATGAACTGTTCGTATTGCGGGTTCCGGTATAAGTGTTGGCCGGGCCTACGCTACGAGCACAACCCTAAATCTAGGTCTCCTAATGCCTACAACTATTACACCCACTTCCAAGAGGATTAAGACATCCTCTGCGAAGGCGAAGGGCCGTAAACTCCAGCAGTGGGTACGTGACTATCTTCACACCAATCTAAAAGGAATAGAGAAGGATGATGTCACGTCTACCCCTGGTGGAGTTAACGGACCCGACATTGGACTCAGCCCGCTCGCACGAAGGCTGTTCCCGTGGACTGTCGAGTGTAAAGCTAGAGCTGCCTTCTCCATATATGCGGCCTTGGAGCAAGCCGAAAGAAATTTACTTGACAAGACGAAGCCGGTTGCTATACTACGGGGCGATAGAAAAAGACCGCTAGCTCTATTATACGCCGATGATTTTATGGAGATACTAACATGTCTGACGAAGAAGAACTAATACACGAGATGCTGCTACCGGATAATACTTTTGCGGTATTATTCCACTATAATAAAGAAACCAGCACTATCGAAGTGTTTCTAGGAGATTTTGCCTCAAAAGAAATACACGGGACGAAAGAACACGATACTCTGTGTGTGATAGGCAACGCCGTAGAAGAAATGTTAGAGGTTGCTATCAAACACGCAATGGAGGATCTTGATGAGGGTATAGAGATTGGTACCCCTTGTAAGGTGAGTAAAATAGAGGGTAACGTGATCCATGCTAACTTTTCTAAGGAAATTCATTGATGGTGAAGGTTAGAAAATCTCTACTGGATCAAGCAGACAAGTTAATATGCGGGGGCCGAGAGGCTGACTACGGAGACCCTCGTAAGAACTTTTCTGACATCGCAGCGGGCTGGTCTCTGATCATTGATAAGAAAATCAAACCAGAGGAAGTTGCATTGATGATGGCGTGGCTAAAGATAGCTCGTCTCTTTAAAACTCCTGACCATGTAGACTCGTGGGTTGATCTGGTTGGGTACGCAGCTTTAGGTGGTGAGCTTGCACAGAAAATGGGTAATACAGACACTACAGATGTTCTTGCGTCGTATGCGGGGGGTGATAACAATGGTAATTATGTTGGTCCATCACGTAAGGCCACCTTAGACAGTTTAGAAATAGTATAACATGAAAGTGGCAGTAGTCATCCACGCTGAGATAGATAGTGAAGCGTACTGGGTTCCGTCAGATGGTATTTTAGGTATCGAAACTGATCTTGAGGAGTTAATATCTGATGCTGTTGAAGAGTGCTTAGATGGTGTAAAAATTAAAAGAATAGAGGTAGAAGTTTATGACCACGTTTAACTCCAATAGAAACCCGATGTTCCGATCCAAATTTTCTGAGGATATCTTCAATCTAAAATACGCACATGCTGGGTGTGATACTTGGCAGCAGCTTTCGTCCGTACTGGTTAAAGACGTGTGTGGTGACCTCCGCGCTGAAGAAGAGACACTCATGTCCGCTACTGAGATGCAGCAGCTAACAGAATACATCACAGACTTGAAGTTCGTTCCTGGTGGACGCTATCTATACTACGCTGGTAGAAAGAACCGATATTATAATAACTGCTTCCTTCTAGCAGCAGAGGAAGATAGCCGAGAAGACTGGGCTAACCTCTCGTGGAAGTCTGAGTCCTGTCTTATGACAGGGGGTGGTATAGGCATAGATTATAGTATCTATCGAGAGTCAGGACGTGCCTTAACGGGTACCGGTGGTACTGCTAGCGGCCCTATCCCAAAGATGCAGATGATTAATGAGATAGGTCGTAGAGTAATGCAAGGGGGGTCACGACGTAGTGCGATCTACGCATCTTTAAACTGGAAACATAATGATGTTCCATCATTCCTTGTTGCAAAGGAGTGGGACACAATGCCTGTTGGAACGACAGGGTATACGCTAAAACAAGTTAAGGAGCAGGACTTTAACTTCCCTGCCCCTCTTGACATGACTAATATAAGTGTCAACTATGATACTTCATGGTTGCTTAACTACTGGAAAACTGGTGACGTAGGTGAGGTGTTTCTTAAAAACATGGAGCAAGCCCTTCGATCTGCTGAACCAGGTTTCAGCTTTAATTTTATGGAAAACGAGAATGAAACCTTACGTAACGCCTGTACTGAAGTATGCAGTGCTGATGATAGCGATGTCTGCAATCTGGGTAGCATCAACTTTGGCCGTATTGAATCGATCGCAGAGCTTACCAATGTTGTCGAACTAGCGACTAAGTTTTTAATTTGTGGTACACTACGGGCTATGCTACCCTACGAGAAGGTATACAAAGTCCGGGAGAAGAACCGTCGCTTAGGATTGGGCGTTATGGGTCTCCATGAATGGCTAATTAAGAGCGGAGCTACTTATGAAGTTACACCAGAACTCCACCGATGGCTTGCAATCTACCGGGGAGTGTCCGACGACACCGCTAAACGATTTGCTGATCAACTTTCCATATCTCGACCCGTCGCCGCTAGGGCCATTGCTCCAACAGGTAGCATTGGGATCTTGGCTGGTACTACTACGGGTATCGAACCCTTGTTTGCTGTAGCTTATAAAAGGAGGTATCTTACTCAAGGAACACGTTGGAAGTATCAATACGTGGTTGATAGTGCGGCACAGGAACTTATCAATATTTATGGAGCAAAACCGGAGGAGATTGAGTCGGCACTTGATCTGGCCCCGGACTATGAGAGGCGAATAAAATTCCAGGCCGATGTCCAAGACTATGTTGATATGTCTATCAGCTCAACTATCAACCTGCCAAGCTGGGGTAGCAAGACGAACAACCCTGACACAGTAAAAGACTTCGCTAATACACTGGCGAAGTATGCACATAGATTGAGGGGGTTCACTTGTTATCCTGACGGGGCTAGAGGTGGACAGCCTCTAACACCTGTATCGTACCACGAGGCTGTGGATAAACTTGGAGAAGAGTTTGACGAGCATGTTGAGACACACGATATCTGTGACCTTACCTTGGGGGGGACGTGTGGTGCTTAAACGGTATCCATTTCCGATGCAGGATATTGTCAACCAAGGCCGGGAGGGGTTCAAAAAGAACAAGAGGAACCCCTTCCCTCCCTCTGCAGACCGCGCAAGAGAGTGGGAACGTGGCTATAACCAAGCTTATTATGAATGTTTAAAGCGGTTAAGGGAGGGTGCTAATGCCGGGGAAATCTAAAAAAAGTGAGGACTATGCAAAATACTACCAAGAAAATAAAGAATCTAGAAGTGCGGCGATGGCAGAATATTACCAAGAAAATAAAGAAGCTATAAATGCGGCGACGCAAAAATACTACCGAAAAAATAAAGAAGCTCTAAGGGAAAAGCAGAAAATATACCACCTAAAAAATAGAGAAGCTATATTGAAAAGGCAGAGAATAAACACCCTAAAAAATAAAGAAGCGAGTAAAAGATACCGTCAGAAAAAATGGGAGAAACAACGTATAAAAGGGGCTGTGCACCGGGCGAAGGCGAAAAATCTGCCTTTCAATATAACAGAAGAATACGTTAAGAGCATCACGCCTAAAGACATGATTTGTCCCGCGCTAGGTATAAAGATGAACACTAGCGTAGAAGATTTAGATTCTAAGCCCTCCCTAGATAGGTTAGTACTAGAAAAAGGCTACGTTAAGGGTAAAGTAATCGTTGTATCTTTTAGGGTAAACAGGATAAAAACCGATGCCACACCGGAGGAGCTAATGAAAGTAGCTATCTTCTACGAGAAGCTGTTTGATACACTAAGTAAGGATCAACTAACACTAGACTTTGTAGCGTAAGGAACCGACATGGAAGCAATACTAGTAGACTACATGGGCACAGATCTTTCTGTGATAAATGCTGCTCGTGTTAGTTTCAATAAGGAGTCCACATACATCACTTCAGAAATGGGGGAGATGCTAGAAGATAAAGATGTTAAGTTAATTAAATATCTAGCTAAACATAATCACTTCACCCCGTTTACCCACGCCACTATAACACTACGAGAGAAGGTTCCTTTGTTTGTAGCCAGACAACGGTTCAAACACACGGTGGGGTTCTCGTACAATGAGATCAGTCGTAGATATGTAGCTGAAGATCCGGAGTTCTACAAGCCGCTAGAGTGGCGAGGAAAGGCATCTGATAAGAAGCAGGGGTCATCAAGTGAGGTTATTGATATCAATCCGCTAACCGTGTACGGTCGAAAGTCTATGATTGACGACTATGACACAGTTCTTAACAGATGCACCTGGGTCTACAAGAGGCTACTCCAGAAGGGTGTCTGCCCAGAACAAGCTCGCATGGT